GCCTTCTTGTAACTTAACTTAGATCGTGGATCACCACGCTTAACAGCCATTAGTAATGACCTCGCTTCTTATGATGATCTAATGCTTTACATGTATCACCTTTGTATCTGTGATCTATGTACTTTAACCCTAAGTCTATTTGTTTAAATGGGTTTGTCTCTTTCATCTTTAACAGCTGTGGTATCCCAAATGCACTGCTCTTAGGGTTCTTAGCTGCCGGGTTCCATCTGCTTTCCTCACGCCACAATATAACCAGGCATCGATACTGCTTGTCATCTAATACTTTCATGTGAGCATATAACTTAAACATCTCAACACTGCTTGTATTAACTGCTTTTGCTTCACCTGTTGCAACTGTTGTGATAACAAATAGAGCGCCCCAAATAGCGCAGTGTCGCAGGCGAGCTATCCGCAGTTGCGGCTCGCTGAGGCGACCAGAGCGTAGCATCCATGTCAAATATCGTTTCATAGGTTGTTCACATATTCATAGTGTTTTGGGCATAGTGGGTAGCCAATACGCGTACCGAAGTAGTCCAGGTAGGCTGTCTCGGTAGCTTTAAGCCTGCACCATAGATCCATATCCCACTCAAATATGCGGCATTTAACTGGTCTGGTCATTGGGATCTCCTAAATGCACAGCTCTGATGTGGCTTTCCATGAGCCTGCTGATCTCGATCTGAGACATGAACTCCAGAGCAGCCCGGAGCGAGTAACCACAAGGGCACTCATACATAAACGGTGGTCTGTCTTTAGCCATTGGCCACCTCATCGCTGAGCATCCGCACACCCAGCACACCGCAGGCTATGCACTCCAGTACATGTACATTGGCTGGCAGTTTGTCGGTAACGGTCACTACTTTATGAGCTGTGTTTTTCTTACAAACCCTGCAATCAAATGCCAGATCCATGAGATGAACTCCTTAAATCGCTAATTGGAAAGAGATCGCGCTGGCTAATCCAGTAATTGCCCTGACCTCGATGGTAAAACTGTGGCTGTCTAGCCATTTTTATCGGGATCCAACCAGCCAGGTGATAGACAGGCGAGCGCCCTGTAACTAGCACTGCTACATCGTTATCTCGATCGGTCTTGTTGATAATCAAGCTGCCGTTGTCGTACTTAGTCCATTTGACTTCGAGCCTGCTGCCTACATCGGCTTCATTTTTAAATGTGTTTAGCGATGGCTTAAAGTCTTTAAGGCCAAAGTACTCAGCCACTGCAATTTCAGCAGCTACAGCTTCAGCGTTTTCCAGGATGAACTCGTGCAGGCTTATAGCCTTATTAAATCGACCTGGATGATCTGGCCTGCCCTTTAAGTCTGCGACCCGGGCTAGTCCGATGTGGTGGGCTTGGATCTCTTGCGAATAATCAAGCACGACCCTGTTCATCGACAATTATCACAAACCCAAATTTTGTCATCGATGTATTTGCCATCAATCTTGCAAGCAAAGTGCTGGCCTGTATCGCACCACTCGATAATAGGCGGCACAACTTGATCGCGGATTTCAGTGCCATCCATTTGGATAGTTAGGCGGTTGCCTGTCTTTAAATTAATCATTTCAAAATCGCCACTCATTTACTTCTCCCATCTTGGAGCGCATTGTGGCTTGGCCTTGGACGGGCAGACCCATCCCTTGTACTTGTTGCCAGTTTTAGAGCTAATGCCTTCTTTAAAGACCATGCGGCCATGCTGACAAGTTTCTGCCTGATCTACAATCTCACCGCCTAGCGCACCCTGAATAAGGTTTATGCCTGTAGCTAGTGGCTCGGCTGTGCCTTCAGGTGCAATCGTCACAGTTGCCCAGGGATCGCTTTCTAGGCTTACTGGGGCATCTTGTACGACCTGAGCCATAGTCTCGGCAGTGCTGCGATGTTCCCCAGGGCTTAAAAGGCTTATAACTCTGCCTATTGCACTGCTGGATGTATCCTCAATAAACCAACGCTTCATGTTTTGGTTGTAAAAAGCCTGGTTGCCATAGGCATAATCAACAGCTGCTGGCACCGTATCCTCATGCTCGCGATATGCCCGGGCTTCGATCAAGATATAACCTTCTTTAAGGTTTACATCGATGATGCTGGTTTCTAATCTGCCTGCTGGGAATTCATCCCTGAAGCGTTTAATGCGCTGTAAAACTGTCTCGTACTCGGCTAAATTAAACATTTAAAAGCACCTGGCTTTCTGCATCTCGCGCAGCTTGTAGTTGATCGGCTAGTGGCCAGTGAATAAACCCACCTTTGCCATCTGGCCATGTTTCAGCTTGGCGCTTGTGGTAATTGCAATACGCGCGAGTAGCGCCCTTGGATCGGATCGTGATCGATACTGTAATGATCGTGGCAATAGGCACGCACTTATCGCTAAATGTCCATGTCTGGGTCTTTGTGTCAAAATTGCCAAACTCGGCTTTGCAATCGTTGCAATATGTACCAGTAGGTGCGCTCTTAATCATTTGTTTACCGCCTCGCGTGCGCGGCGCTCACCGATGCGGATGCCTACTGCTCGGCCTGCTTTGTGTCCATCTTTGCGGCCTGCGGCTACGCCCAGGCTATAAAAAATTACAGCTGTAAATAGCATGGTAAACAAAACCCACGCTGTCATTTGTTCAAATTGCATAATGTGATCCCTTGATAATCAGGTAGCCCTTTACCACCTTTTGTAAAAGGGTAAAGCGCACTACCCACATAATCAAGTACTCGGCGTGTTTGTTGGCGTGTCGTGTGAGTCTTTAGGCTTGGACTTTAGGCCGTTGCTAGCCAATACACCGCCCAGGCTGCCAGTAAGGAATATGGTTAGCGTTGTAAGCAGGTCAATAAACGCTCGATCGTTAGGTGCTTGGTTGCCAATAGGCTGAGTTACGAAAATTAGGGCATACAGCATGCCTAGTACGCTAAAAGCAAATACTAACGCTAGCGTGCATCCTATGAATACGATCAGCCTAGCATGTAGCTGCTCAGGTGTTAGGCGCTTCATAGACATCCTCTGGGAGTAAGTCTTTGGTGCATGTACCCACCACTTCGCAGGCAGGTGGCTTGCACTCAGCCTTGCCCCAGTTTTCATACTCTTGGCACTCATACCTCACCCATCCTTGATAGCCACATCCTGATAGGAGCAGCGACAAGGCCACCGCCCCTATCAGCCTGCGCATTACTTCTTGCCTACGCCGAACTCTTTAGCCTTAGGGTCTACCGCTTTAAGTATCGGGCCGATTAAAGCTGCGATAAATGCGTTAGATAGTGTGCGTGGATCGGTTACACCTGCCATGTATAGCGCTGCAACCGCTGCTGCAGCTGCTCGGCCATAACTTAGTGCCGCTGCCTTAATTTGCTCCTGCATTTTTGTCTCCATCTAGCCCTAATTTTTTGATTAGTTTTTTTGCTTTTTCTTGAGTAATGGATACCTCGAAGTGCATCTCATCCTTACGGTTGCGATAGTCACCGCCCCATGTAAGACCATATTTTTTAGCTAGCGCCTGGATCATTGGCACCTTTTCCGCTGGGAAAGTGCCTGCCTTGCCTAGTGGGTGCTGCAGGGCATTTAGATCGATGGCTGTACCAGAACTGTGGCAACTGAGTTTGTCGGTTGTGCCTCGTACCATGCGAAAGGCGTAAGCCCAATCGTCTAACTTGCCTTCATCAATCGGCTCGATTAACTCATGAAACTCTGCCGCAAAAGCAGCTAGTAATTCGCCTGCACCTTCGGCACATCTAATTTTTAGGTTAGTGCCTTTGACCGGGTAAGGCTTAACTTTAATCTCGGCCTGGTCTTTACTCGCAGGCCAGCCGTTATAGCTTGTGAGACTCATGCCAGTAGTAGAGCAGCTTCCTCAGCAGTAATGCCAAGTTTACTTAGCAGCTCAGCCTTTTGGATTGCCTTCGATGCAGCAAGTGCATCCTCGGCCGCCTTTTGATTAGCGTAGTTTTCTGCATCGGCTGCGCGTTGTGCGAGTTCCTCGGCTGTTAGTTCAACCTCAGAGACTTCGCCTGTCTCGCAGTTTACGATTATCTTTGTGTCTGCCATTTTGTCTCCTATGATTTAGATATGCCGTAGATTGAAGCCGTTGTATATTCTGCAAAATTGCCATAGTCCAGCGTTAAAGTAATCTGGTTAATTGCGCTCGTGCCGTTCCATAGCGCAGCCTCTAGACCCATAATCGTATCCCAGCCAGTTGCGTTCTGTTCTGTAACGCTGTCGATAGCAAAGGATTTAGCGTTGCTAGAGGCATAATTAGGTACATATATTTCGGTGCTATTAAAACTGTTGGCTGTAAAGTTTGAAGCATTTACATAGCCGCCTGTTGGGCCGCCAGTAGATGAAGCCGAAGGCGTACCACCTGAAGCGCGTACAACTTTAACTGTGTAGGTTGTAGATGTACCGTTAAAATTTAAGGTCGCAAAAAGCGAGTCTCTAGCGCCTGAGGTAGTTGTGCCTCTTGCTGATAGTTTTAGAACTAAATCGGTGTAAGTGCTAGGAATAGATGAAAAGTCAATAGATGCCGCCCCACCTGCGCCAACGGTTACGGTGCTGCCAATTTGGATATAAGTTGCCATTATGCCGCCTTAATTCCGTAAAGGGTAAAGGTTGAGCCTGTTGCAAAGGTTGAACCATTAGCAATTAAAGTCACGCTAGTAATTGCGGCAGTATTGCGCCATAGCCCAACAGTTGCATCTACCGCTTGATTAGCGTTATTACAACGAGCCAGCATGGTTTTGTAGGTTGTCGTGTTGCTGTAGTTTTGCAACTGAATTATGTAATTGGCTGCAACTGTTGTACTCATGTAAGCATTGAAGTTCACATTGAAATTAGCGCGGTTGGCTGAGCGTTGAGATAACGCGCTTGAACCTGTGCCTGAAAGTTGAGTGGTTGAGTAATTTGATCCAGTATCGCCATTGACTTGCATCCATAAGTCTGCGGCGGCAGTTGAATTACCTGTAACTACAATAACTAAATCTGTATAAGTACCACTAATGCTGCTAAAAGTGTAGTTAGCGGTGGCGCTTGGAATTGTGTAAGTCGCTATCGGTTCATAAGTTTTAGCCATTATTTGACCCCATACAAAGCGAAGGTGGAATTGGTTACAAAGTCGGCTGAGCCGCCCTGAGCGTATAGAACTATTGAAGTAATTGCTTCTGGAGTCTTAAACCATAGACCGCTAGAGAACCGTAAATCTCCACCCGCGCCGTTAATATCTGCACCGCTTAGAGTTCTAATAGTTTTGTTTTTGTTGGTTGAGGTGTAATCCAAGATATCTATAACTCCTGCGCCGAACATTGAAGCCCCAGCAGAAGCGCCAGAACCGATAGCGCAGTTAGATAAAGTGTCGGAAGTTGTTGCACCCGCTCCAGCCGAGCCACCGTCTCCATAAAGGAAGTGCCGCGCATAATTAGCCGAACTGTCTCCGTTAAAGCGAATAGATACGCTGTCCGTTCCGCTTGCTCTGGTCGAACGCGAGATGTATCTAATCTGCAAGTGTTTATATCCAGAACTGATACTGCTAAAAGTAATTAAGTTTTGGTTGCTGCCTAGAGTTACGGTAGCAATAGACTCAAAATCGCCCACCGCGGGCGCTGATCCGCCCATTAGAGCGGCGATATTGTTAAGCATTAAGACACAGCCCCCACCACATACCAGGTATCGGTTCCAGTTTTTATGCAGGCCGCTGACTTGTACTGGCTAAGTGTTGGACTAGCTGCAACCGCCCCGGCACTTAGCACCGTAGTAGTACCAGGAGTTACCGCTGAGATAGTTGTAACACCTACGCCGATCGATAGCACGGTTAGTACGGTACCGATCGGAAAAGCGGTTGTAGCATTTGTAGGCAACTTAAAGGCTATGGCTGTGGCCTTATTCATTAAAAATATCTCTTGATAGTTATCGTTAGTAGTGGCTGTGTAGTCACCTGTTTGTGTGACCACATCAAACTGAGTCAAACCGTTCATCGTGGTACTGGTAAGGACTTGACCAGTAACGGTCGGGAAACCTGATATTGCCATTTTTATCTCCTCAGTAACTCAAAGTGTTAGTGCCTAAAATCCCGTAATCGGTGTCCAGGATAAAACTGTCGATTATGGGTTCTAATGTGGTAAATGTTACGCGCCATTTATTGGGGTTAATCGTCATAGCCACACCAAAAATTTGCAAGGTTTTTGTAAGGGTTGTTGAACCAGGTTGTGTGGTCGTAACGGTGATTGGATCGAAGTAATCAAGGCCAAGAGCAGCTGCTATTCCAGCATCGTAGTTTTCAGTGTATAAATCCAAAACAATTGCATCGCATCGCACTGAGGTTTCGGCTCGGCTAGCCACATAAGCCCGGGCATAATCCAAGGCGACCGCATCGGTTTCCATGAGTAGATCGGTCTGGGTATAACTGTGCAAGAAGTATTTAGCAATACTCGCCGAGTCGGTGGCTTGCTGGGTCGTGCCGCCCGATCCTG